AAATCTACGTTGATGAAATTCAGGAAATCCTTTACATTCATCGCACCCTTGCACGTATCGTTCAAGAAAAACTGAAGATTAAATTGATTGTTTTGTGTGTTATTGCTGTTTATGTTGGTATTGCCTACTTTTTCCACCAACTCTGACATGATCTTGTTTTGATCTGACAGCATTTGCTTATTATATTCCATCATGGCATTGCTTTGTTCAGACATCATTTGCTTATTATATTCCATCATAGTATTGCTTTGTTCTACCATTATTTGTTTGAATTCTTGCGTGTCTTTCATGAATGCAAATATTAAACTCATGTCCATGTTCGGGATTGCACCTTGTATATCTGTCATTTTTAATATGACGCCTTCTTTTTCCTTTTCTTTTAGCTCTTTTATTGCCGCTTCTTCTATGCACGTTTTTTTATGACGATGAAAACTAGAATGATGTTTATATTCTTTGCTGCATGAACATATATATAACTTTGGAATTACATTTTGATCCGTATTTGTGTAGCATAATGTAGCATTTATATGTTTTGCTGTAGATAAATGACTTTGAAAATTACTATTTTTACTACATATGAAGTCACATATTTTACATTCAAAATGTTTGGCATTTTCTGGCATGAAATTTTGTGGCATTTATGTTATAATGTAGCATTATATTTTATTCCTAAATCCTTTTTTTATTTTATTTTTTCTCATTTTTTTTTCTTATGCTCACAAAATGAAAAAGCATGCAAATTTTATGCTCTCCCTTATTTTTTTTCATTTTCTCAAGACTTTTTTTAGAATTCTAAAATTGGACAAATATATTTGTCCATTTTTGAAACTCTGGAATACTTTTGGACTTTTTATTTGCAGAATTATATAATAAATAGATAGAGTAACTTAAAGCGGTAGTGTCTTTTTTTAAACGATTGCAATGTTTCTTCTTTCTTCTTTTTCTTTTTCTTTTTCTTTTTCTATTTCTATTTCTATTTCTATGCATGCCTTTTCTGACATACTATACGAGCCTACGGCCCCGTGCTATGTCCCGCGCGCCGAAGGCGCGGGGGCGCTCCTATTTAGCGTAGCTACCATTTGGCGCTATATTAAACAACTATGTTACCATATATGCTCTTATATATGTATTCCAGAAATGAGTGACAAATTAAGATACGGCCCATGTTTTGATCCCCATATAAATACATGTTCTATTGGTAGAACATCTATTGATTCTTCTTTATTTTATTCTTAGAATTCAAGATCATGAGAGATAAAGCATTCTAATTTATACACCTCCGTACAATAGGTCGAATGAATATATATATTCTTTACCACAATAGCATACATGTTTTATTGCATTCGGTCTTTTATTCAACACCTCATTCGACACACCATTTGAGTCACTTGTATACACCATTTTTATACTTTTCGCTGTCATTAAATGTATCGAATAATCCTTCTTATCGCCTCTTATAAAACTACATTTCGTACATTCGATTTGTTCTTCTTTTTTCTCCAATTCACTAGACATAATATAACATTATATTAGGTTTGCTAAAGTCTATTGCTTACTTCCTTTTGTCTTCCTTTTGTCTTCCTTTTGTCTTCCTTTTTATTCCCTTTGTCTTCCTTTTTCCTATGCATCATGCAGTCCTTTTCTGACATACTATACGCGCCTACGGCCTCATGCTATGTCGCGCCTTCGGCGCGCGGGCGCGCCTGTTTGAGCGTAGCTACCATTTGGCGATATGTCATATAACTATGTGACCATATATGCTGCCATGTATTCCAGATATGAGTGACATTACGAGATACGACCGGTTATTTGATATTCCTTTGGCTTGCGCCATTGCTTCGCAAGGAATATAATCGGAAATCCAATCCCATATAAATACATGTTCTATTGATAGAACATCTATTGATTCTTATTTATTTTATTCTTTGATATCTACTTCATGAGAGATAAAGTTATTTAATAATCACATCCTATTTGATGTCATATTCCTTCGGCTAGCGCCATCGCTGCGTAAGGAATATAATCGGAAAACTTCGACAATGCTGCGCATGTCTACGTTTTCCTCCAATTATTTACATCCTATCGACTTCTTACAGAAAACTTCGGCTTGCAAGCAAGCCTCCGTTTTCCTCCACACTTCGTAGTGGCTCCGGCTCGCAGCAAAAAAAATACTTTGTTTATTTGGGTTTTAGTTTTTTTTCTATGTTATCTTTTTATGTGTTTTTATTTTTTTCTATGTTATCTTTTTATTTGCTTTTTATTTTCTTCTATGTTATCTTTTTATTTCGTTTTCATTTTTTATGCGTCTTCTTCCTCCTCTTCCTCCTCTTCCTCCTCTTCCTCCTCCTCCTCCAACTCCTCTACCTCCTGTTTTTCCTCATTCCAATGTCCAATTGCATCTTGAGTTGTCGCGTCGTATAGAATATTCGTTGTCGATCGCAAATACTTGACGCCTTTGAACTCAAACTTCTTCACTTGAACCTTCTCCTCCTCCTCCTCATACTCCTCCTCTGAAAGCTCTTCCAATACCTCCTCCTTAGGCGCTTCCACCTCCACTACCTTGGGTACTTCAGGTGTCTCCACCTTCACCTTAGGCGCTGCCTTCACTACCTTCGCTACCTTCACCTTAGGCGCGGCCTTCACTTTCTCCACCTTCACCTTAGGCGCTGCTTTCTTTTGGAGTGCCTCGGCTTCCTTTGCAGCTTTCTTTTGGAGTGCCTCGGCTTCCTTATCAGCTTTCTTTTGGAGTTCTTGCGCTTCCTTATCAGCTTTCTTTTGGAGTGCCTCGGATTCCTTTGCAGCTTTCTTTTCTGCTTGCGCCTCCTTGCTAGCTTTCTTCTCTGCTTGCACTTCCACTGCCTTCTCGACTTCCTTATTTGCTTCCTTCTCGACTTCCACTTCGACTACCTTGGCTGCCTCGACTACCTTGGCTGCCTCGACTACCTTGGTCTTCTTACTTGCTTTCTTCTTCACTTCCTCCTTGATCTCCGCCTTGACCTCCTTGACCTCACCAGCATGCGCCTTGATCTCCTCCTTGATCTCCTCTGACGATTTGTTCGCTGACACTAGGCTCGCAAACAGGTCTTCCGTCGAATCTACTACCAAAGCCTTCGCCTCCTTCTTCGGACGACCACGTACCACCTTACCTGCTTGCGCCGCCTTCTCTACCTTCTCCACCATCACCTTCACACCCTTCACTATCTCCACCTTCCCTACTCCCCTCATCGCCTCCTCCACGTCCAACTTGTAATGCATCGCACATTGACGCACCGCCTCCCGGCACGCATTCTGCAACATCACCTCCTTCGATCTCACCATCTTCACCTCTATTTTTGACATTTTATTCTTGATATTCTTCTCGCTTATTTTATACCTCTTCCTTCCCACCTTCTTTCTTTTTCAATTTTTTTACTTTTTCACCTCTTTCTTCTTCTACTAAACTTTCTTCTTTCTCTTTATTCTTTTCTTTCATATATTCTTATTTATTGACGTAGGTAATCCGTGACCAAATAATATCATATACGCTAATATTATCGCTGCCAATAATATACTTCTATTTTCTGCCACTGCTGAATTCTGACCCAACGCATATTTCATCAAAACATACAATAATAATCCTATTACTACTGAATGCAACAACATCATTCGACCTGTTTCCATTATACTATTGCTTTAGATTTAATTTTTATTTATAATAAAATTGAAATCCTTTCTTTTTTTCTTCTTTTTCGTATACTCATTAAACTATTGTTTAACAAAATGCAAACTTCCAATTATCCATCGCAATCACCAGAACATGTTTTATTTATCAATGCTGTTGTAGCTAAAGCTAAACAGGTCAACATTGTTCGTTATCAAAATTCGGCTATGATTAGGAAAAATAATGCAGTGATATTAGCTCAAGAAAAAATAAAACATGATGCCAGGCATCTAGCAAATCTTCAACAAAATTATGATATAATTATGGTTCGTGTTGAACATTTTACCACTTTATTACAAATAGAATATACCTTTACAGGTACGCTTGATCAAATAAAAGAACAGCTTAAAAATAATACATATATGCACTGCATTAGAAAAAAAATATTAAGACGACATCAACGTGATAGCAAAAAAGCATTCAACGCGTTGAATAAATTTAAACATAAAATGAATCTCAGTGCGCTATCTATTGAATGGAAAAAACATAATAAATTATATAATGAAAATGAAAAGATTGAAAAGAAGGAATCCGCCATAGTAGCAAATAAACGTATTTGTTCAAAGAAACTAATGCGATTACCTCATGAAATTTTACGTTATATCCAAGAATATTTTACATATGATACTAAAATTGCGCTCATGGAGACTATTTATAAGCCGCTCCGATTATTAAATAACCTAAGATCTTACGCTTTGTTGTGTTTTCTGAAATATATTTGTATTCAACCAGCGTTCTTTGCAATGCTTACTGATAGCGAAAAAGAAAATCATTTATGGACAGGATATGATAACCCTAATTATAAACCTGTATTTGAAAACATTCCAGGAGCTATAAATAGAAAACGTCAAATTATCTCTACTATCCAACTTTATAAAATAGTTTATCCAAAAGAAGCATATCACTTAATGAGAAATTTATGTTTCAATATTGATCCTAAAAAAAAATATGAAGGGAGGTATATTAATGCGCGTCTTACCATTATCCCTGTGTAAGTAAATGAAATATATGTATATTTTGTTTACATGTCCCATAATCCTTCGGCTAGCGCCTTCGGATTATAGTCAGGAAACATCGGCTTGCAAGCAAGCCTACGTTTCCCTCCACTATGCTATTTATAACGACAATGTATGTATTTGTTCATCCGATTTGATGAAATGTTTATTCATGTATTTTTGTAGAGTAAAATACGTAACCTTGTCTCCGTCATTGATACCGAGTAGAGTTTTCAACTTTTCATCTGGAATGATAATTTGTTTGTTTTCATTGAATTGTAAATTGTGTTTAGCTATGTATTCGATTAACGCCTTTGTGACATCTGTTCTAGCAATAGTACTTCCTTCCTTTTCATTCATAAAAACACACAATTCATCCGTAACCTTTGTGGGTTTGGCGAACCCCGATGGTTTTTTATTCCCTTTATTTTTACTTTTCTCTACATTCTTTTTCATCAATTTCATTTCCTTTTTCACATTCTTTTCAAGCAATTTTAATTCATGAAATAGAGTATTTATTTGACTTTTAAAAGAACTAATGATGTTTGTTATATTTTCAAATAGTTCTGAAATATTTGATTTCTCTGGTTGTTCTAATGTGATGATATCAGAATTTACTATTTGGTTTGCCATAATCGTCATACTACTTATATGTAAGTGACTTTAAACCGATTATCAGTAAATGTATTATCGTCGTCGTCTAGATTTACTCTTTTTTCCCTTTCTTGATTTTTTTCCTTTTCTAGATTTCTTTCCACGTCTAGATCGTTTACCTCCCGCGCGACTACGAGTGCGGGACGATTTTTGCTGTTGAGGAAAATATTTAGAAAATTTAGATCCAGGTATTCCTTCTTCATTGTCATCTAAGAGACCTTTAGGTATCATACCTTGTTCATGTTGTTCATCTTGTTCATCATATAAGAGTCCTGTTGGTATCATATCTTCTTCATCACGTTCCGTGTCTGTCGAATCAGAAAAAGACGCCGATGTCCCTTCACCTCCTCTTTTTCCGCGTCTGCTGCGAGTATGTTTTGGCATTATATAATTACGCACTATAATTATTTTTCTCTAAACATCCATAATAAGTTTTTTAATTTATAAACTCCTTTGAGTAATCTTCGTTTACCTCCAAACAAAGTGTTCCTATTCTTTGACAATGTGGACATTTACAATATCTCTTTTCATTCCTATCTCTACTCTCACAACTATCATGTAATACTATTTTACAATTTATACACCTTACATATTTGTGAGGATCAATTGGATCCCTGCAAATTAAACATTCATTATAAGTTTCTATACTATTTTGGGTTGGTATATGATTTTCCATATTATTTTATTTTACATTATCATATGTAATGTAAAATAATTCATTTTTTTGTTTATTTATTTATTCGTTTTCTTACGCAATAGTATTGGTTCGTTGAAGAGTGGGTCTGCTTTGACCTCTTCCTCCTCTTCCACCTGAAGACGCGCCTCGCCCACCTGTTTGCTCACGCCCCTTGACAAGAGACCAATCTTGTCCTTCACGAGGACCCTGCCCTCTGGGGGTTGTGTTTGGTGCACGTGTAGATCTAGGCATTCTAACTGGCTGCTCCTCTCCGCTCTCAGCATAGTTAGTTCTTGTTTGCTTAAATTCGTGACGGGTCTCACACATCAACTTACCCCCGTTAATTCCACTCACATCTCCTGCCTGAATGGCATGTGCTCCCGTAGAGGTGTTGTCGAGCTTGAACCCAACATACTCTCCTTGCACCAAATACTTGTATTGCGCATTGGACACCATAATTCCACTATGATGAACAAAAATATCTGACCCAGCACGAGCTCCGTCCGTGATAGTAATAAATCCATAACCAGTCTTGTTGTTAAACCACTTGACGCGCCCTGTTAGGCGTTCGGATGATGTAACGAGTTGAGGTGTTTCGATAGAATCGGGTGATGACATCTTATTATACTATATAATAGTAGCAACCTTTATATTCTTTTGTGCTATATTATTTTGTTGTGGGTTCCGTCAATAAATTAATCAAATATTCGTAGTCTGGTGTTTGTTCAAACCCTACATTTCTACAATAGCTCAAATATTGTTTGATTACGTTTGGTATTCTATCGTTTCTCTCAATGTTCTCTTTATAAGACTTGATATTATAAGAGTTGTTCTGTAATTCATATCCATCTCCACTCATCAAATATATCATTACATATCCTACCGATTCTAGATCGTCTCTACGACTAGGTTCTATTCCCTTATGCATATTTATACTCACGAAATTCGGTGTACCTATTAACGTTTTATTTGTGGTAATATCTATATGGGTTATTCCATCTGATTTCATATATTTTTTTGAAAATCCGAAATCTATTAAATACAATTGACCGCATTTATCATCTAACCCAAATAAAAAGTTGTCTGGTTTGATATCTCTATGTATAAGCCCCTGTTCATGAAGTCCTTTCAATAGTTTAATCATATTTATAGCTATGGAAAGTGTTGTTGTGAGAGACAAAGTATTTGGTTTAATAGAACTCCTTCGGCTGCCTCCGGCAACTACGGAGTTCAATCGCTCACCTTCGACACACTGCGCAGTGTCTACGGCTCGCAGCAATGCTAGCGACTTTCCTAATAAGGATAATACCATGTAATAATTGGTATCATCTGTACCAAACCATTTTAATTGAGGAATATGAATCGTGTTACCCAAATATTGATATATTCTCGATTCGTGTTTTAGCATTTTCGTTTCGTTTTTTAAAGGTTCTACCTTAATGGCTACTAGTTCTTTTGTTCGTATATTCTCTCCTTTATACAATTGACTGAATGATCCTGATCCAAGTCGATCTATAATCTTGTATTTATTTGCGATTATCATTTGATCTTATTGTTTGTTGTGTATTATGAATATAACAAACAATAATTTTATATATATATTTCTCTATAATTATATATATATATAATGCGTAGAGGTGATGTTTGGAACAAAGGAGCTAATATATTTGCGTCCAAAGAGATTATTGTTAAAAAAAATGAGTGTTTATCTAGGGCCAAGGGCAATAAATATACTATATTTGGAAGTTGTATAGACAAAGAAGGACATTCTGTATCATTGTCCGGTGGAAAAAGTAGAAGGAGACGAGTAGGAAGAAGAAGGTCTATAAAAAATAGATCTAGGAGACATAGATCTAGAAGAGCTCGTAAATAGTATATAAATATAGTGTCCCTATTTATATATGGTGTGGTTTTGTTATTTGCTTCGTAATGTGTTACCCGAGTTTTCAAATTTGACTTATAATGGATCAACCAATGATCCTGTTAGACGATTACGACAACATAATAAAGAAATTTGTGGCGGTGCTAAATTTACTAGTAGAACGCACGGCGGATGGGAGATTTATTGTTTGATGTCAGGATTTCCTGACCATGTCAATGCACTACAAGCCGAATGGCGCTTTAAACATTGTACAGGAGTCCCTGGACCCCGTCCCAAAAAATATTGTGGGGTTGCCGGCAGAATTCGTGGACTAAATGAAGTACTACCTTTGGAAAATTGGACGAGCAAATCCACCATTGATAATAGAACTTGTTCATTTAAATTACATATAGTTAAAGACATGGTTTCCTATTTAGATTTTTCTCTCATACCTTCCAATATAGAAGTCATAATAGTTGATAAAATTCTGCCGGAACACTATGTATAGGTTTTCTTTATCGTTGTTATAAAAATAAAAATTGATTCCAAATAGTTTAAATGAAGAGCATCATTATACATAAGGTTATCGTCAAACTATTTAAAATGGTGAAAATATGCAGCAATACATATCCTACGGAAAATGAAAATTTATATAAAGAACATTTTGAGAAATATTCCTTTCCTCTTAGTCCATTTCAGAAACATGCACTTGAGGCTATAGTTGAAGGGCATCATATATTAGTGACAGCACATACGGGAAGTGGTAAAACGTTACCAGCTTCATTTGCAATTGAATACTTTGTAGCAAAAGGCAAGAAAGTTATTTATACGAGTCCTATTAAAGCATTATCGAATCAAAAATTTCATGAATTTACCTTGAATTTTCCACATATAAAGTTTGGTATTTTAACCGGCGATATCAAGGCAAACCCAGAGGCAGATGTATTGATTATGACTACAGAAATTTTACAAAATACGCTTTATAAGAAAAAACATAATACTAACGCTACTACTACTAACACTAACGCTACTACTAACGCCAGTGAACTCCTTCGGCTATCGCCTTCGGAGTTCAATCACTCACCTTCGCCTCCGGCTCCGGCTCGCAGCACATCCCTCATGTTTGATATGGATATTGACACCGAGTTGGGTGCAGTAATATTCGATGAGATTCATTACATAAATGACCCTGATAGAGGTAAAGTGTGGGAAGAAACGATTATGATGTTACCACTTCATATTCAAATGGTCATGCTTTCGGCTACTATTGACTCGCCTGAAAAATTTGCTCTTTGGTGTGAAACACGATGTGGTAGTGGTCGGTCTGATAAATCAGTGTATTTAGCATCTACACACGAAAGAGTCGTACCATTAACACACTATAGTTTTATCACTGCCACGCAAGGCGTTTTTAAATCTATTGGAAAAGATGAAGACTTAAAGAAGCAAATTAATGACATGATTAATAAACCACATGTTATTCAATCATCCAAAGGAGAGTTTAACGAAACACATTACCATAAAATGAAAAAGATGATATCTTTATTCGAACAAAAAGAAGTACGTATATCGCGCGCACATGTGCTCAACCAGGTATGCAAATATTTGGTTGAAAATAATATGTTACCTGCTATTTGTTTTGTATTGTCTAGAAAGCAATTAGAAGTGTGTGCGAATGAAATCACTATTCCTTTACTAGAAGATGATAGCAAGGTTGGTTATATTGTGAAAAGAGAATGCGAACAAATCATTCGAAAATTACCAAATTATCAAGAATACATAGAATTACCCGAATATTTACAAATGGTTCGTCTATTAGAAAAAGGTATTGGTATACACCATGCGGGTATTATGCCAGTGCTGAGAGAAATGGTAGAGCTGCTATTTGCTCGCGGTTATATAAAAATTTTGTTTGCAACAGAAACATTTGCGGTTGGAATCAACATGCCTACCAAAACTGTTATATTTACCGATGTGAATAAATTTGATGGTTCTGGAATGCGGATGTTGTACTCCCATGAATACTCACAAATGTCCGGTAGAGCTGGAAGAAGAGGTATTGATACTATTGGCTCGGTAATACATCTCAATAATTTATTTAAAAATGTAGAGCTTACTTCTTACCGAAATATGATGAAGGGAACACCTCAACGCTTAACAAGTAAATTTAAAATATCGTATAATTTGTTATTGAACTTGATAGATATTGGTGATCAACATTTTCTACAATTTTGCAAACGTTCTATGATCCAGAATGATATTGATGCTGAACTCGGAATTATGCAAACCAGATTGACTGAATTAGAGACAGAGGTGGAAAATATGGGTGGAAGCATTGAAAGTATGCGAACACCTCAAAATGTAATTAGCCACTATTTAGATAGCTTAACCAAACGTATCACATCTGTGAATAAGAAGAGGAAGGAGTTGGATAAAGAAATTGCGAATTTACAGGATACCTATAAATATATTGATACAGATAAAGTTTTGTATATTAAATATACCGATAAATGTGAAGAGCTAGAAGATGCTCGTTATCATTTCAATAATACCGAACAATATTTGAATGATAATGTATTAGTTATATTGGACTTTTTAGAAAAGGATGGTTTTCTTCAAAAAATAGAGGAGATAGACATAGACAAACCAACATATGTATTGACTATGAAGGGACAAATGGCGACTTACTTGAGAGAAATACATTGTTTAGTATTTGCTCGTTTATTGGATGCACAAAAGTTTGACCAGCTTTCTGCCAAACAAATGGTAAGTGTTTTCAGCTGTTTTACGAATGTATCGGTTCCTGATGACTCAAAGAGCCATAAACCTTCTACACAAGACAACGCTGTCAAGAGTATGATTCAAGACATTACCAGTATGTATGATTATTATCAAGATTTTGAATTAAAAGAACGAACAAATACTGGTGTTGATTACGAGATTCATTATGATTTAATTGATTACGTCCTTGCTTGGTGCGATTGTGAAACAGCTCTTGAATGTAAACTTGTCTTGCAAAAATTAGAGCAAGAAAAGGATGTCTTTTTAGGGGAGTTTGTGAAAGCTATATTAAAAATAAATAATATTTCATGTGAGATGGAGCGGATTGCAGAGAGTTGTGGAAATATGGCACTTTTGAGCAAATTAAAGGAGATTCCGTTATTAACTTTGAAATTTGTGGCGACGAATCAGTCCCTTTATGTGTAAATGTAAATGCAAACGTAAATTTAAAATATAAATAAATATTATAATGAGGTTAGTATTTGCTACTGTTATATTTCATATATTGTGTATTATTACATTTACTATTATATACAATTATTTATCATATAGTAGTTTTTCTAATTTTGAAAAAAATCGAGAGCAAAATATATTAGATTGGGTCAGTTTGAGTGTAACTATTCAATCTGGTGTTGGTTATTCAGAACATTATCCTAGCTCAAATGCAGCAAAATATTGTACTATAGTTCAACAATCATTATTAATATTTGTTAATGTTTTTATGATATATTTTATCATTATTTTAGACAAGGAAAGAAACATTATATCAAGATTGCTCCAATAATATTATTATATTATTATATTATGGTGTCTGTATTTGCAACCTAATTTTTTTCTTAAATTTTTCTTCATTATGGAATAAATACAATTTGTATTGATGCATGTCATAATTTTCTATATTTTCTCTCATAATAATGCGGGATGTTAATTTTAATGCGGGTAAATAAACTATGACTTGATACAATCCATCATTGCGAATAATTTTATCAAATGCATATCCCTCATGTGTTTTTTCCATTACTCCAGGAGAAGTACTGCATAAGTGCAACAATGAACAATCATTTTGAACTCGTCTTATAGATCGCATGGTGGTGTTAATATACTCCAAATCAGCTATCCATTTATCATAAAATAGTGCGGAACTCTCTGAAAGCGTAATCATCTCGGTGTTTTGTTGAAATTTAATAATATTCAACAAATCAACTAATCTTCTAATAGGTGATGTTATGTGAACATATGCATCCATATCCAGATGCTCATGATTAATAGTTTGACCTACATCCAGTGCATTGACATCTATATATTGACCGGCAGAACTATTCCATATTTTAATAAACTTACACACTTCTTCTGGTAAATGGTCTGGTATGGAGATATCTCGTTTCATAATAGTAGAGCGAAATATACCATTTTTATGTGATAGTAAGGATTTTGCTGAATGAAAGTTCATAAGGATCATCAAATAAGACACCAAATCGTGACTATTACGAACGCTATTGATATATTTATATTTTTTGCATAGGGTTTTTGTAACATTCATTAACATTAAATAATTTGGATTACTTAATAGTGCGGGTTCTTCATAGCTATAATTTTTGTATACCTTGATTTTACTATTCGAATATGTAATGTCGACAATCTCATCATTTGCGTCAATGAATAGGTCCATCACAAACGCTATACGCAAATTATTTGCTTGTAAACTGCATAAACAATCGGATAATATAGTTGGTAACATGGGGCGTTTTCGATCAGGAAGATATATAGTGGATATTCGGCGCGAGAAAGAGTCCCATAAATTCAATACATCCATCCAAATAGTTACGTTAGATATGTATATACTTAATTGATGTTGACCATTTTCTAATGCTTTAATGCTAAATCCGTCATCGAAATCTAAACTATGTGGAGGATCGATTGTAAATACGGGCCATTTTGT